AATCGGCGGATGTTTCCATTACTTTGAATTTCTCTACTTATCTCTACATCAGAATGATAAGATTTTTTTAATTGATGCATCACGTCAGAAATAGCTTTGGGACCACAACTCCAAAAATGTCTAGTATAAGCGCCCGTTTCATCCTTGGTGAATGTTCCTTGGTTCAAGGCTCCACATCCAGAATAAAGAAACAAAGTGCAGAAAGAAATAGCACAAGCGCACATCTTGAGTATAGGTTTTACTCTCATGTATAATTTTACACTAAATCTTGAGAAAGGGTGTAATCGTAGTTAAGTTATGAAACATAACAGCTCGAAGCCTATCAAAATCCGAGGCGGCAAGGAACTGGCTGAAGAGGTCAGCAAAGAGAACTATAACGAAAATAAGTTCACTGCCGAAAACCCAATCAAAAGACAAATTAGAATAAATCAATTCCCTTGGACGGAAAAACAAAAAGATTTTTTTAGGATAGCTTTACACCCATCTACTAAGGTAATGTTTGTAAGTGGTCCTGCGGGCACTTCGAAAACCTTACTGGCGACTTACTGCGCCCTTCAACTACTTAATCTTAAATCAATTGAAGAGATTATGTATTTGCGCTCTGCGGTAGAGTCCTCAGATAAGAGTCTTGGTTATCTGCCGGGTAACGCAGATGAAAAGTTAAAATTCTTTAATCTTCCTTTTTTGGATAAATTACTTGAGCTTTTGACACCAGGCTGTGCCGAAAGACTAGAGCAGGAACACAGAGTTTCCATGTTCCCAGTTAATTTTGCACGAGGTATGAACTGGAAGGCTAAATGCGTTATTCTAGACGAAGCCCAGAACTCAACAGAAAAAGAAATCATGACTGTCCTCACCCGATTGGGCGAAGGTAGCCGCGCTTTCATTCTCGCTGACCCAATGCAAACAGACCTCAAGGGGCACGAAAAAATTGGTGGGTACGAAAACCTTGCTGGCATATTTTCTGACGAAGATTCTTTACAGCATGGCATTTATCACTTTACTTTTAGTGAAGAAGACATCATGCGCTCTGAGCTGGTCAAGTTCCTGATCAAGAAGCTTAACGAAGCCAAGAAGCGTTAGTAATTAGCCATATTACAATAGGCTATATTTTGAGGCTTGATCCCGTGGCTTTCTAGTTGTCCGTCAAGTTTAGCGTAAGAGTACCCAGACTCCGTGAGGAGATCGTTGATATGGAATTCTCCAATGAAGTTCTCTATCTCGTGCTTGAAACTATAAGTGTCAAAAATCTCATGCTCCGCTCCTTCGCAATCCACTTTTAATATTTTACAACTGGTTACATTGTTATTATCCAGCGCTTCATCTAAAGTAATAGATTTTGCATAATCAAATTGATGCGCCGTATCATAGCCAGCCTTCTCCTTGGAAGCTTCTGCTAGATGCAGGTCTTGGTTTTTGTGGCAGAAAGTTGATCCTCCCGTGTTTGAGCTATGCTGCTGCATCCTAACTTTTCTGCCGTCGCTTGAAATCGCCAAATTAAACGGTGTGACATTGTGAATCCCATTCGCTTTCAGATTATCCAGCAAAGCTAGATAGTTTCTTTTGTAAGGCTCGTATGTGAAGATTTTCAGATTTGGATATTTCTTAGCGAAATAAATACTCACTACCCCACAGTGGCCCCCGACATCAACCATAACGTCTCCGTCTCTCGTTATTAGGTTGTTGAGCTTGTACCCCTGTAGTTCTCCAACTATAGAGCCTACGGCAAACGAATCCTGCGTGGAGTCCGTAAGCTTCATGCTAATCCCATCGAAAGAATAATCGTTAAAATACATAACGCATTATAGCGTAGCCCCAATTTTAAATCAATTGTTTATAATTATTTATAATTACGAACAAGGAACACGAACAGTAGTTCGTGGGTATGTTTGAGTTGTATCTATTTCTTCTTTTTGGGCTTTTGCTTGCGCCAGCCTTGGGAATAAAGATACCTAGTGACAATGTTGCCAAACTTGGAAACGTTCTGTTCGGGAGAGTCCCAGAAAAAGGCGTGAGCGAACTCGTGAATTATAGTATTCATTAGTTGGCGCTCGGTCTGATTGGGGTTCACCAAAATCTTGGGGTCACTTTCAGTGGGATCGAGGCATAAGCCGACAGCATTGTAGCACTTAGGCGGCTTTTTTAATATCACCTCATATCTCACCTTTCCGTCATAGGTTCTAAATACGAAAGGCTTTTTCATGTGTATACCTAATTACATTAAAAAATGGACTTTTTGCTCTAAAAAAATATAATTTACTATGGACATCTATTGCCAATCATGTGGACAGCCTAATAACTACGGCTCCAAAAAACCTAAATTCTGTAATAATTGCGGAATTCCACTGGACGGCTCAAAGGCCAGCGCCAAACCGCCAAAAAAGCTAAAAAAGCCAAAAGCGGAAGTCAAACCAAAAATTTCAGCTATAGAGCTAGATTATGAAGACTCCGAGAGTTCTTCGTTTCTCCCAAATATCACCCGAATCGAAGCGGATATACAAACCGATAGGGTGAAGGGGGTTAAATTAGGAGAAATTGCTGGGACTTCGACGCCCCCAGAGGAAGACCAAATTCCTGCCCCACCACCATCAAAGGACGCTTTAGGCGACCTGACGAAAGAGGGCGGCTCTATCAGGCCGAAGGGAAGCAAATAAATTAATGCCCGAAGAAAATAAACGGCCTAAATTTGAAGATAGCATTGACACGATCAATCAAGAGATTAGAAAACGTAGGAACAAGTGGAATCTTACGGCCTTAGCTTGGATGGATTTCGATGATGTATCTCAGATACTAAGAATTCATATATACAAAAAGTGGGAGATGTATGACCCGTCGCAACCACTCAGTCCCTGGATAAACAGAATCATATCTAATCAAATCAAAAACCTAATAAGAAACAACTATGGTAATTTTACTAGGCCCTGCCTAAAATGCGCTGCTGCCGAAGGCTCTAGTCATTGCTCTATATATGGGGATCAAGACTCCAAGTGCCCCCTGTACGCAAAATGGGAAAAAACAAAAAAACGAGCCCACGACGCTAAGTTGCCGTTAGCCCTAGAGAATCACATTCAAGAGGTTTCGTCTATGCCCTCAGACTTTTTTGACGTAGAGAGAGCGGCTGTTAAATTGCACGAGAAGATGAAGGAGGTTCTAAAAGCTAACGAGCTTCAAGTTTACGAGTTGCTTTACGTGGAGAACCTAGAAGAAGAAGACGTAGCCAAGAGGATGGGGTATAAAACCACAGAAAAAAATAGACAGCCTGGTTATAAACAAATCAAGAACATCAAGAAGTCTATATTGGTCAAGGTTAAGAAGGAGCTGGACAAGAACGGTATAGATATTTTTTAATATGTCAGAGCTAACTATAGAACAAAGACATTTGGTGGCGCTGCAATTGTGGCAAGAAAGAGAAACGAACGATGAAGACCCTCCAGCGCTAGCGGAATTAATCAGCGTAGCTTACCCAGATAACCCCTCACTGGACGGCAGAAGTAAAGAGGCTCGAGAGCTTAAAGCTTATCTTGCTGAGTTCGGAGTCAAGGCAGACGGAGCTCATGTTTATCACCCCAAAGAAGCCCCCGTATTAACAGAGGACCACAAAGAGTTCATAGACAACAATGCCTCCACAATGAACGCGACTCACTTGGGGAGAATTGTTTTCAGTGATCACACACTAACGCCCTTGCACGCCGAAGTCAGAGTGGTTAATGAATACTTAAAGACCTTACCTCAAGGGATGGTTCATCAAGATGTTCAAGATATACCCGATCAAAACCATACTCCCCCAAAAACATTTGACAAGACCCTGTTGTTAGCTAACAAATATATCCACGAAAAGATTGAGAAGAAAAAAATAACAGCGAGACAAAAAAAAGAAGTCTCCACCCTTATGGGGTATGTGAATACTTATAGATTCATACATCAAATCAATACATTCGAAAGCAATGGTGACCGATGCCTATTCGAGTCAAGTTTCGTAAGGTATACCCACGATAAACCAGACCTGTCTCAAGAGGAGGTTGATCAGTACATCGTATTGGCTACCGAGGTCGTTATCGGCTCCAGCATTCAGGCACGCTCAGAGAGACTACAGCAATTGCTCGACACTGCTGCTGCGGACTCGGAAGGGAGACGCTTGGCTATGGGGTTAGTCCAAGCTATTAGCTCAGCTCAAACCGAATATAATCAATGCGTGGGTCGTCAGCAAAGACTACTTGGAGACTTGAAGGAAAAGAGGAGCGACAAACTAAAAAGTCAAATAAAGGAAAACGCAAGCGTTATTCATCTTGTCCAGATGTGGAAAGACGAAGAGTCTAGGCAAAAATTAGTAGCATTAGCGGAGTTGAGGAAAAAGTCTGTTAAGAAGGAAATTCAAAAGCTATCTTCGATGGAAGAGGTTAAGGCTCGGATAATGGGAATAAGTGAAGACGAGGTACTAAATGGTTAATTGTAAAGTTTGCGAAAAACAGTTCGAGTCGGACAGGAATCTACACGCACACATCAAAGCTCACGATATGCGTGTCGTAGAGTATTACCAGTCCCAATACCCTAGGCTCGATAGGCAAGATAGAAAAATAATTAAATTTAAAACTAAAGAGCAATACTTTTCTAGTGACTTCAACACAAGAACGAATCTAAAGAAATGGATATCCGAAGCTCCAGAGGAGGACGCCAGAGCCTACTGTAAAGATTTACTTCTAAAACGAAAAGAGAAGAAGCAGCTGGAGTATACCCCCACCCAAGTTGAATTAAGAACATTAATTATTCCCCCGATTCAATGCTACAATGATTTATTCGGCGATTACTACGAGCTATGCGAAGAGCTTGGGTTTAAGAATAAACACGCTAACTCAGACAAGGTTATCCTCGGCTCAGAACCTAGCAAGCCCAATTGTAAAATATACATAGACACGAGGGAAAAAAAGCCCCTAAACTTCAAAGGTATAGAGACCGAAGTCAAAACCTTAAAGTTTGGTGATTACGCCTTTAGCGATGAAGACATGTCCTGCAAATGCTATATAGAGAGAAAGTCAGCGAGCGATTTCATCGGGACTCTTAGCGGTGGGTACGACAGGTTCTGTAGGGAGATCGAGCGTGCGGAGCAAGCAAATGCTGGCTTTGTGATCCTCGTGGAAGAAACTCTCACCAATTGCTTATCGTTTAATTACCTGCCTCACATTTATAAAAAGGGCACTAGGGTAACTCCAGAATATCTATTTCATAACGTAAGAAAACTAGGTCAGACTTATCCCTTTATACAATTCTTATTTGTTAAGGGTAGAGTGAAGGCCGCAGAAACCGTAGAGAAAATTTTCACCTCTGGATGCTTGTTCAAAGAGATTGATCTACAACTAGCGTATGACACAAAAAAACTATAATGTGGTATAGTCCAGAAAAATACGATAAAGAGTTTAAAAACCTCAACGAAGAATTTCTTGAATTGAAGGGTGAGCTTGGAGATAAAGAAGCTAGAATTTCCTTAGCTAAATTTCTCAGAGCCAACCTCGGCTTTACTACTGAGCTCGTTTCGGGCATTAAGCTCGCGGCCTACCAAGAGGCCACCTTAAAGGGGCTGATGAATCGTAATTTTTCGATGTGCGTCTGGGGTCGCGGCTGTGGCAAGACTTTTATCGCCTCTGTATTTTGCTTTCTTCAATGCATCTTCGAACCTGGCACTAAGATACTCATTGCTGGCCCGACGTTTCGTACTGCGAGGTTTATCTTCAATAACCTAGAGAAGTTAGTGGAGTCTAAAGGCGCGGAGCTTCTATCGCAATGCTTCGGCGCAAAGTCTAAGCGTAATGATCAATTTGAATGGAGCATAAACGGGGGCACTATCACAGCGATCCCCCTTAACGGTGAGAAAATTCGTGGCTTCCGCGCTAACGTTCTTGTCCTTGATGAGTATCTATTACTCTCAGAAGACATCATTAAAACTGTTCTCATGCCCTTCTTGGTGGCTCCCCAAAACATGAAGGAGAGGCTGGAGATAAGGGAGATAGAAAACAGGCTCATAGACGAGGGCAGCATGAAGGAGGAGGATAGGATGAAGTTCGAAAATAACTCCAAAATGATAGCCTTGTCTTCTGCCAGCTATACTTTCGAGAATTTATTTAAAACCTACAAAGAGTGGATGGAGAAAATCTACAGCAAAGATAAGCTAGACGCTTCTTACTTCATCTCCCAGATGGGATACGAGGCTTTGCCCGAGGAGATGATCGATCCAACTATTATCGAGGAAGCTCAAAGCGGGGGAGTATCGAATTCGTCTTTCCAAAGGGAATATTGCGCTCAGTTTACGGACGGTAGCGACTCTTACTTTAGCGCGAAGAAAATGCATTTATGCACAGTGCCAGACGGAGACGAGCCTTCTCTGAGGCTGTCTTCAAGCGGTGCTAAATACATAATTGCAATTGACCCCTCTTTCTCTAATAGCCCTAGCTCGGATTACTTCGCTATGACTGTAATGGAATTAGACGAAGAGAACAAAACCGCCACCCTAGTCCATAGCTACGCAGTTGCTGGCGGGAACTTGAAAGATCATATAACTTACATGGACTACCTAACCGAGTCTTTTGACCCAGAAATGATTGTTATCGATAACGCTGGTTATCAGTTCTTGGATAGCTGTAATGAAAACCACAAGTTTAAAAAGAAGCCGATGAAGTTCATTGACTTCAACAGCGACTC